TAAATTGTATATATTAATAAATTACTTTATATACTTAATATTTATATATAGTATATACTTTATCTTTATATCTAGATATCTTATATATTATATATATAGTAGATTATAGTTTATTTACTATTAGAAGACAAGTGATCAATTAAAGTGTCAAATATCTTGTCTATTTTGGTTTCTAGCTTATTGTACTGAGAGTCCATCTTTTTCTCAAGATCGCCTTGCTTTGATTCAAGTCGGGTTATTTGATCCTTCATACTAGATCCACTATTAGGTCTAAGTTCGTCAAGATAATGTTTTACGAGCCAGCGGATAAACATAGCTACTGAAGTTATAATTGTTATAATTCCAACTGCGACTGCAACCCAGGATTCTGCTGACATAATAGAATAATTATACCTGGATTTTTTTACATTTATAACTTCCAAAACGGATATTCTGTTACCCAAATTGGTAACGAATATCTGTCTTCATTAATTTCTTCTACGACGTGCCTATATTGGTAAGGCTTTGATGGGAATATTACAAGATCTCCTGGTTGAGGTGTGTATTCATAATTAAGCTCTGGAAACTTAAGCTTTCCACCAGATGCCATGCTATTTAAATAAATAACTCCACCATACTTAAAGTGCAAGTTTACTCCACCATCTGTGTCTACATGTTCTGCAACTATTGCACCCTTAGATTGTTTTGCTAAAAAGAAACTGCAAACCATTAAATCTTTTTTATTATTATAGATTTCTTTTGCAGTTAGTTCGACTCTTGGAAATATGCTTTCCCTAAGAATTGGTTCAATATCTTTTATCTTATCTAGCGTTAGCTCCGAGCGTTCTTTATAGTACCCATCTTTACCAAAAATAAGAGTTTTTCTAACCGTATCTTGCATGTCATCAGCCATATAAATATCTGGGTTATTCTCTATATAATTAATGAATAGACTTATTTCTTCCTGAGATAAAAAGTTTTTAATAACCTTGATCTCTTCAATTCCCATATCAGACTCAAACTTCATATAATAAGTTTACCATAGAAGCCGATAAATGATATAATTAAATTATGACAAAAGACGAGCTTGTTGAGATTATGTCCAATTCTGTTGAGGAGACAAACAGAAGGCATGCGACTAGCAGGAATATGCCAATGGATGAGTATGAGGTTTTGGCTAAATGGAACCGCCCTAACCTGGACTATACAAACGAAATGATCGTTGAAGAGCTCGTTCGAAAAAATATAATTTCGGTCGAATAAAGCTCGATTTTAAATTCGGCGGAATAGAGATACCAATGCACACAAACCCACAATATGTGATATATGTGCAATATTCCTAAGTATCCGAGATATGCTATAATCTACATATGGGAGACGTAACTTTCTTTGATCTATTTGATCCTAACCAGCCTAGGTCTGACAAGGAATTAATCGAATCCCGCCTAGCTATATGCAATACATGCGAATGGTTTGACAAGCGCCTGGTTAAATGTCGTAAATGTGGTTGCTTTATGAAATTGAAAAGTACGCTTAAACAGGCGGAATGTCCGATTGGTAAATGGTAATGTATAGAGACGAAGTAATAGCATTAATGACAAATGCTGTAAATGACATGAATAGAAAAAGAGCTATTGAAATGGGTATACCGTCTCAGGGGCTTGAAGATAGTATTCAGGCAATGCAAGATGAGTTAAATAATGTCAACGGTATGCTATATGACACATTGGTTGACAATGGAGTTATAAGGACTTAAAGTCTTTATTCAGGCTGTGGAGTTTGTTTTCCACAAGTACAGTTTCCGTTACACATAGTTATATGATACACTATAATCATGGAAGATATTCTTAATTTTAAACCCTTTGTGTCAAAGGATTTCCTACCCCAAGAAATTTACGATGTAGTGTATGATGCTGTAAACTCTCAAATTGCTAAGAACTTAGCCGAAGGCAAAGATGCCTATGCAGAACCTTTTAGTAAGGCTGTATGTGAAAACAATGGATTTATTATCTTGTTTGAGTGTGTTCCAGAATATGTGTATGACTTCCTTAAAGAGAAGATGTCAGAAGCCTTTGGAGTAAAGGCAGCTAGACCAAATTTGCTTTTTGCTAGATATACACACGATTCTGGATTTGCTCCTAGGCTATTGCCACATGCTGATAGAGCTGTAAAGACTCAGTCTATTACTATGACAGTTGAGCTAGATTCTACACTTGATTGGGATATTTATGTTCAAGATGATAGATTTAAGCTAGAAAAGAATTCAGCAGTGTTTTTCTCAGGATCTCATCAAACACACTTTAGACCACACCAGGAGTTTAGTAAGGATGATTATTACGATATCCTGCTAGTTCAAGGACCTATTGATGCACCAGATCAGGATGAAATGACTAACGAAAATCACTTCAATGATATGGACAAGAGAGCTGGACATTTTATTACTAAGTACAGTGATGTCTTAGAAGGATCGCTAAAGGGTGCAAAAAACGTCAATGAATAAGCATGATGCGCTGTATAACTTTAAACCTGTCCTTATAGATAATGTCTTTACTCAGGAAGAATATGACTCTGTTTATAACAGCGTAAATGCTGTATTCCCTCAAGAGCTAAGCTCTGATGTACCCCCAGATTCTGGATACTTTAATGCTGGAGACATAGGCTATTTTGCTTATACTAGAGGATTCGAAGATATTGTTTATAAGAAGCTACTAGAGCTTACTAAAGAATATGGCAACATGGATGCTATTGAACCTAGAGTTCACTTTGCAAGATATACCACAAAAACAGGATTTCCTCCTATGCTAAGACCACACAATGATCTAGGTGTTGAGACATCTGCACTTACATTCTCTGTTCAGCTAGATAGTACATTTGATTGGGAGCTATGTGCTGTAGACACTTGCATTACCCTCAAAAAAAATCAAGCAATGCTGTTTTCTGGATCTCACCAAATACATTGGAGACCAGTAAAAGAATTTGGTCCAGACGACTACTTTGACATTATGGTATGCCAGATGTATCTGGACAATGAAGGATTGACACAAGAGCATCAGGACAAGATGTTTGAGCTTAAGCTAAAAACCATTGAAAAGTACTTCCAGCTATTCCCAGAAATGGTCAATAATTTGCCTAGGGATATTAATATGGCGAATATGCGCAATGTTAAATAACAGATATTACAATGGAGACGCTGCAGAGGCCTTTCTAGCCCCTGAAAGTATTGACCTATTCATAACACATCCACCATACTTTAATACCCACCACGATGCGTATGGCAATGCTGAAGACCAATTACAGAACACCACCAAAAGAGAAGTTTTTGTAGATAAGATTATAGCTGTTATCAAGCACATGGAGATGGCTTTAAAGGATGATGGCACAATCCTTATCTTATTTCCAACAGATGAGAATATCTATAGAATTATTGAAAAGATCAATACAGAGACAAGCTTGAAATATGGTCCATTGTTCTTTTGGGATTTTACCAATAGCCCTCATGTCAAAGAAGTAATTGGCAAAGAGAATAACATTATCTTAAACCTTCACAAGGGTTCTCAGATGGTTAATACTAGCTATAAAGTAGACACCCACACTTTAGCATACCCCTGGATTCTTTCCGATAAATTAAAATCAAAAAGCCATGTCGCATTTATTAACGATTCAGCACCAGAAATAATTTATGAAATATTGATCAATAGATACTCTAAGCCAGGAGATGTCGTAGCAGACATTATGGCTGGAACTGGTTCTGCTTTAGCTGTAGCCAGAAGACTAGGAAGACAGACTGTTTACAATGACGTATCTCCAGAACAGTTAAAGCTCGCAAAAATAATAATAGATGATGAGCCAGAGCTCGAAATAGACTTAAGAAGAAAAGAGGTTATCGACCTAATGACCAAAGAGATCATAGAAATGAATATTCAGCTAGCCAGCAATAAGTCGATAACTGATGAACAGGCTAAGGAGTATGCTCAGCAGACTGCTCCAGAGCTTAATAGGGTTAATGGGATTTTATTTGATCTGCTTATGCAGCATGGGGTTATTAAGTAAATACCGCCAAATCTGAAAAAATTTTTAAAATAGCCAAAATCTGAATATTTTACAATTGTGTATGATACAGAAAAGAAATAAAAAAAGCAAGTAAGATTAGTGAGCACTCACCCGCCTTTTTTTGTAAGCAGTAGTGCCACCATTTTTGTGAACACTACTGCCACCTTTTGTTTATGCGACTACTGCCAAGCCTAAGTTTTTTTGCTTACGCAATTCCCCACACTTGACTAGGTCGTGTCCCTTGTTCCATTGCTTGCGGTCAAGGTAGTAGCTCAAGAAAGTTTCCTGAGTGTAGTGGCAGTTAGTACAAGCAGTCTTGCGATACATTGTTGTTGTCATTAGTTATTTTCCTTTTCATTTATTGCGATTGTTAGTGAGGTAATACCTGAGATAGCATTGTCAAATTCTTCCCAAGTGTCAAAGGTTAGTGTTATCATTAGTCATCTCCTACAATTTCAAATTCTTCTTCCTGAAGTTTAGCCTTGATTTCCATAATCAGCAAGTCCCTAAAGTTGATTCTATCCTTAGCGTTTACCTTGAAGGTCATTTCGGTCATCTCAGTCATAACCTCATCCACTATGTCTATTACTCGCATTTTTCTAGCCATTTGTTTATCCTTTCTAATCTAAACCTAGCATAACCTACCGACATTTATACTCTGTAAACACTTACAACATCTGCCATTGAGATGCCTTCCTGTGCTAGGTAGAATCCCCAGTTATCTCCTGGGTAAATCTCAACTTTTCCATTTGTAAAGGTAATCTGGACTTTTTCCATTTTACACTTCCTTTCTTTTATCTAATCTTTCTTTATACTTAGAGCCTATCACTAGCTACCGACATTTCTGCCCATTTTACAAGACATTTCTATACAAACTTTTACCCTGTTTTTTGTAGGGTATCTACAACAATTGCGACACGCCCGACGCCGTGCGCCACTGTGGATAACCTGTGGATAACTCCGTTATGAGAATGTTATAAGACACGCTGAATTATCTCCCCCGAATGTCGGTGGTTTGTGATAGGGTTTTAGTAAGTCAAAAGAAAGGAAACCAAATGGACTTGATGTGTATCTACTGCGAAGGTGTCTACACTAGCGATACAGTTGTGTGCCACAGCTGTAATGAATACAAGGGGCTTATGCCACTAGATTCAGCTATTGACTATCTAGACCTTGACCCTAATGACTTTTCATAAATGTCATACCCCCATGCTAGGTTTGTAGTAATCGGAAAGGATACCTAATGAAGCAATCAGTAATCACAGACACCACCATAACCACCATTGTGGCTAAGGCAGAGGACATCATCGACAGACCTCTAACCTACATGGAAGGTGCTCTCATAGACTATGTTGTTAACCAGATTCGTTTTGGATTGGTGGAAAAGTAATGATGTTTTATAACGGATTCAACTTGCTAATTGACCTATTGTTAGTTATACTGGCGTATGAGGTTGGAATGTATTTTGGAACTAAGAGAGTAATTGAGAGGACAAAGAAATGACCGAAGAGATGTTTGATGAGTGGCTAGATGATGTTTACCCAACTTACAAAATTGCTGGCGTAGAACTATACCCCTCGCAAATACTAAAGAACTGCGACCCTATCGCATACAGAATTGCCCTATCAGAAATTGAGGATGATGAAGATGACAATTGAAGAATTAGAAACTTTGATTTATCAAATTGACCTAATGCTAACTGATGATGTTAGCCAACTATTCACAACACCAGAGGAGAACTAAATGGAATTGTTTTTGATTTTTGTAATCGTTGGTATTGCTATTTTTGTTGGAACTTCACTTGCCGCAGTTTTATTTCTGCTACAAGAAAACAACAGGCTTGGCGAAGAGCTAGAAAAAAACCAACCGCCTTTCTAAAACGACACGCCCGACAGGGGGCGCCAGATCTTGATCCAAAAGTCAATTACGTAGTCTATTAAAAATGTCCTAAAATTTACCCTGAAATGTCAGTGGTTCGTGATAGGATTATCCTATGTTAGATAAAGCCAATGAAGCTAGACGCAAGGCAGAAGCCCAAGCGTTGTTTCAGACTATGCTAAAGGCTAAGCATACTGTAATTACCCCTAAGCCTAATAAAGGAACACGGCAGTCTACCAAAAGAAAGGCAATAGATGAGCAAAGTCTATAATTGTTTTGACTGTAATAAACTCACCAGGGACTTGTTGGAATTCAAGACAATAAATGTCTGTGGCAGATGTTATGCTGTTAGAGCTAATCACCCCTCAGCAAGAAAGTTGGTAAAGTAATGTTTGAGAATGTAATCAATGAGCAGGCTATCCTAGACCTTACCGAAGAGCAGGTAGTAGCAATTATGGAATTGCTAGAGAAAGCAGGATACTAGTGTTAGGACAACTAAGCATAAGCTTTTGTGATACCTGTAATGAGTTTGCAATGGTGTCGGTGGTAGATGGTAAGCTAATGGTTCAGTATTGTGATTGTGAAGTAGAAACTCTAGAAGGAGAATAGAAATGGGATACGCAACAGCAGTTGGACTTACAGATACAGACCTAACTCTATCAGACCAAATTAGTATTCACTTTAGTAGTAATTGCTATCCACCAATTCCCAAGGTAATGATTCCTGTAGCAGTAGCAGCTATTGACGCTTATTGGGAAGATGACTACTCTCGAATGATACCGTTGCCTGATGGCGTAGAGTTTAGAGATGGTTCAACAAGCGTGTCTGCCTCACAAGCTATTGAGTCTTTGAGACTTGATGCTTGGTGTTTGGAAGAGTAGACCCTACAGGTCCCTCGAAAGAGGGGCGCACCAGATCCTGATCCATAAGTCAAATTAAGAAACGTTTAAGAAGCCCTTGAAAATGTCCTAGGGTACTGGTATAGTTTTACCATACAAAGAAAGCAGGCCCCTATGCTAATTCGTTCTAAAGACCGAAAGGTTACTAATGCAGTATCTCCAAATGGTAAAACGCCAACTATTGCGAATACTTTTGGCCTTCCTTCTGGGAAAGCTTATTCCTGCCCTGGAGCAACAAGTGTATGCGAGAAAATCTGTTATGCGGGAAAGCTCGAAAAAGTATTCAAAGGTGTAAAAGCTGTACTGTTGACTAACTGGGACCAACTAAAAGACGCCAGTCAAGAACAAATGGAAGCGCTACTATACCAAATGATAGATGAGTTCGACAAGGATTGTGATAAAAGGAATGCTGAAAGACTTTTTCGTATACATTGGGACGGTGACTTTTTTAGTGATACTTATACAGTGGCTTGGCGCAATGTAATCAAGGCATTCCCTAAGATTCAATTCTGGGTATACACTAGGTCAGACTTTGCAATTCCTATTCTTACTGGTATCGATAACTTAGCGCTTTACTTCTCAACCGATGATGACAACTGGCAGCTGGCCAGTGAATTAAAAAAGAGTACTGGCGTCAAGCTTGCTTATCTTGCTAACAACTTTGCAATGGGTAAAGAGCGGATGTTGTCTATCACCGTCAAGTCTGCAATACCGTGCCCTGAGAATTCCAAGAAGCTACCGTTAATTAGCGACAAAGGTTCTGCATGTGTGACTTGCGGACAGTGTGTGTTTGCTCGGAATGACATTCTTTTTAGTGCAAGTAAAACATAATCTCATGCTATAGGGGCATGTAAAACGTAGGTCCCCTGTTATATCCTTTCTTGGGGATCTACACGTCCTGGCTACGACGTAAAACTGGCCACAATCAGGCGCACCAGATTTAGCAGCAGTAGTCAAGTTTAAGAAGATAACGATTTGCCCCCCGAATCGTTATAAAATAATTGCCTCAAACACTATACAATGTCGGTGGTATCCGCTACAATAGACCTATCAACAAAAGTTGGTAAATAATCAAACAAGACCCTCTGGGTTGGAATAGGAAGCAAATGTCAAACGCAACTCTAACTGTTGGCTCACAGTTCACCACTCTAAAGTCTGGAGTATCAGGCACAATTCAGGAAATCGTAAACAACAAGAACGGAACCAAGCGTGTTCGTCTTGATGTAAACGGACAGCCACGCTGGACTACTGTAAAGTAATCTAATTAGTGTAGTGGCGTTAGACTACATAAAAGGGTGAATCAGAGTCTATTTGAGAACCCCTGCCACTTTCACAAATGTCATACCCCACCCCTATAATGTAAATACCCAAAAAGAAAAGGAAAACAAATGGCTAGAACCCTGTCAGTAAAAATCCCAACCGCAAAACTAATCGCAGATGTAGAGTCATCTATTGCTAAGATTGAGACTGCTATTGCTGAGTATGCTGAGAAGCGTAAGCAGTATGAAGTAGAAATCAAGCAGTATGAGAAAGACATTGTTGCTCACGCTATCAAGGCTATGTCAGACCCAGATAACATTGGAACAGAACACGGCTCTCTAGTTCGTGTATCAAGAGGATACAGCGGAAATGTGTCTGTTGATTTTGATGTTGATGGACTTGGTTTCCCAAAGAAACCAGAAGAGCCAAGCAGACCAAACGAGAAGACCTATTTTGGTCGTGAGTATCTAACTCGTAAGGAATTGCTAGAGCGTAATCTTCGTATTCTAAAGATGACCTCACAAGAGGAAGTTTCAGCAAGTTCTTACTCTGCTGTTATTGACCTAATCTAATCTTAGGGCAATCCCCCTGCTAGTCAGGCACAACGCCCGAAGCAACCTGAGTATGTTGTAAAACTGCTTCCACAAGTTGGCACAAATACTGCGTCTCTTAGACTCTAAAGCTGAAGCCAACATTTTCCCTGTGAAGTGATCTGGATAGATTGCTGGTAGCAGGGAAAAGTGGGGCGCCCCCCATTTTCGTTATCATATTGTTATTTATGATGACTAATTATTTTGCCCTGAATCGTTGACAATGTCGGAGGGTAGCCCTATAATTAGACTATTAGTAATCCCCCTAAAGAAAGTAGAAAACATGGCACATGAACTAGAATCAGTAAACGGACAGACTGCCTTTGCTTCACTCAGAGAGCCAGCTTGGCATGGCTTAGGCACAGTCTTCACCGAAGAAGTTTCAACTAACCAGATGTTGAGCTTGGCACACCTAGACAATTGGAATGTTCGCCTAGAAGATGTAGAAGTTCCAACTGGCTTTGCTTCAGACAAGAGCTATTCTTTTGTAGTCAGAGATAATCCTTTTATTGAAGACCAGAAAGACATTCTCGGTGTTGTCGGTGAGCGTTATGTTCCGCTTCAGAATGAGGACTTGTTTGACTTTGGCGACTTGATGTTAGACGGCGGTGGTCGTTGGGAAACAGCAGGTTCAATCAAGAATGGTAGACAGGTATTCGGTTCGCTTGCTCTTGAGCGTGAAACTATCCTAGACCCTAACGGCGTGTCAGATAAGGTAAACACTTATCTTCTAATCAACACTAGCCATGACGGCTCTGTTGCTATTCAAGCAAGTATCACGCCTGTTCGTGTTGTTTGTGCTAACACTCTAAACCTTGCTCTTGGTAATCGTGGTCGTGGTGGTTCTGTCAAGCAGTCATTCAAGATTAGACACACACAGACAGCTTCAGGCAAGGTTCAGCAAGCTCGTGAGGCTCTTGGCTTGGCTAATGCTTACATGGACAAGTTTGATGAAATGGCAAAGTCTATGATTGAAACTCAAATTACCAAAGACAAGTTTGATGAGCTAATTCTCAAAGCATACCCAAAGCCTGAGAAAGATTCCAAGGGTTCAATCAAGAAGTGGGAAACCAAGGTGGACATTCTTCAGGGTATCTATGTTGGTTCAACTAATGAAATGATTGCTGGAACTGCTTGGGGTGCTTTCAATGCTCTAACCGAAAGACTAGACTGGTATCGTTCGGCAAGAGGTGGAAACACAGAATCTATTCTGGCTTCTGCTTCTGGCTTTGACCCTGTAATCACAGCAGAGAAAAATAGATTGCTTCAGTTAGTTTTGGCTAACAGCTAATCAAAAGTCCTGGGCATGACTAAAAACTGCCCATCACTTACACTTGACACAGGATCAAAAAAGTGGCGCACCCAGGATAACGAAACCATAACAAGTTTACGACACACTTTAAGAACCCCTTGAAAATGTCCGTGGTCCGTAGTAAAATGGACACATAACAGGAAAGGAACCCCCAATGGACGAACAAGCAGCAGAAATTAGAGAAAACCTAGCAGACTACTATGCTAACCCAGAAGAATACAGCCTATCCGACTTCGAGGAAATCTTTCAAGATAGGGACCCCTTCGAGTTCTTATAATGTCGTAGGGTAATGGTAAAATTCAAAAACAACGAAAGGAAAACAAATGCCGTATGTAATGGAACAAACCAGCTATGTATCTGAGGATGGAAACTTTGGAACAGGCTACTTGCTAACATTCCCCTTTGACGCTTTGAATGAAGACCAATGGGATGTTCTGGACATTTTGCCAGATTCACAAAAGATGGAGTATGCTCAGGCTATTCTTGATGGACAGCCAGACCTATCAGAGTGGGAGGACTAATGCTAGACGTCTTAGAGATGGACTGGAGAATCGATGAGTATACCAATGAGGCTAAGGGCATTGCTTGGGATACCTGCCACAAAATCTATGTACTCATGGATGACGAGCAGGTAGCGCTTCAAAGGAGCTATGGCTATGGAGATGAGCCTGACCCAGACAGCCTAATCACAAGTGAGCAGATGACTGGTGATGAAATGAGAAAGCAAGTCATGGAGTGGTATCAGAAGTCTTGTGGCCTAAGGTTTATTTCAGCTGTTTCTACTAATCCTAGTTTTGGTGAGGATGGTTGGGTTCACATTATTAGTCAGTTTGAAGATACTGATGACGATGAGGACGACGAAGACATGTAGCGCATTCCCTTACTTCCTTTCTGGAGTGCACTACGGTCCTGGCTATGACCTAAAACTGGCTACAACTTTAGGCGCACCACATAAATGGATCAGTATCAACAGTTTAAGAAGAATTAAGAAAACGTCCCGAAACCCCTTGATAATGTCGGTGGGTAGTAGTAAAATGATACTACCCGAAAAGAAAGGAACCCCAATGGGAACCAGAAACCTAACAGTAGTAAAAGACAAAGCAGGGAAAAACAAGATTGCTCAATACGGACAATGGGATGGCTACCCTAGCTATTCAGGTGTTCAGGCTTTAGAGTTTCTAAGAGATGAAGGAAACCAGGCCTTGCTATCAGCTAAGCTAGACCTTGTACAGTTTGTTGGTGATGAGGAAGTAGACACATTGTATAAACAGTATGAGTCTACTGATTGGGAGAATAAAGATTTCCTAAACGCATACCCTGGACTTCACAGAGATACTGGTGTCGGTATCCTATCGGTAGTTGCTAACGCCATTACACCTATCAAGACTGTTGATAATACAGAGTTTGCTAAAGATGAACTGTTTTGTGAAGGCATCTATGAAGTAGACTTCAAGACTAATAAGTTTATTACTACCTATGCTGACAAGAAGGTTGAGTTTGACCTTTCCAATCTGCCAACAGATGAAGAATACCTATCCCAGTGGGAAGTACAACAAGTTGCTGGATAATCTAGATACTAAATACCTAACAGGGGACATCGCAAAGGATGTTCAGTTTATCAAAGATAGCCTTAGTATTGATGACAAAGAGTTCTTTAGAAGGGCTATGGCTAACATAATGTCTGAGGGTAATGCTAGAATTGACTTACTTACTGGAGAGGAACTAGAACAGCTATGATGAAACTAACAAGCACAGACCTAAAGACTTGGCAAGTAGAGTATTCGGCTGCTTACTGGGTAGAGGCTACAAGTGAAGATGAAGCTATTGAAAAGGCTATGGAGATACACGCTGATTTGCCAGACGGTAGTTGGGAAGCTATGATTGACCCCTATGATAGCAACAACTTCAATACCCTTGGAGAAAAGTAATGGCAAAGGCTAAGATAAGCATTGTTCTAGAGTATGACCTAGATAACCACTTTGAAAGTTTGGGGTATAGAGACCTAAAGCCTGAAACTATTATTGATGACCTAGAAGATAATGTGTATGAGGATTTGATTGACCTTATGCGTAATGATAAGCTAAAGTCTTGGGCTTACTATGAGATAGTAGATGGGAAATGATGGAGCACGAATGCGTTCCACTTCTCGATGGAGACACTTGGTGTCTATGTGGAAAAGATCTGGAAACCTAGCCAGACCCCGAAAGGGGTGCGCCAGCTTTATGTATATATAAACTATTAGATCTAAAAAATTAATTACGAAGCACTTGACTTTCCCCCCAGATTCTGAGATAATTGAGTATCAAAATCCAAAGACCCCTTAGGAGATAAAATGCCAGAATTCAAAGTACAAAGAGAATACACCAACTGGGAAGAGATTACAGTTGAAGCTGATTCAGAAGAGGAAGCTCTATCTCTAGCAGAAGATGAAAGTATTTGGGAGTACGCCTATGACGTAAACTCATACAACTACACAGGTGAGACTTGGATTGGAGATATTGCAGATGAGTAAGAAGCATGTTCATTACTATAGCTATGGAGCTTGCACATGGTGTGGCAAGGCAGTAAACAAAGGCCTTGGCGTAGACTTATTAAGAGGGAAGAAAGTATGAGCCAGATTTATGCTGATAAGAAGCCTAGTGTAAAAGATACTACTTGGACAAGGATCTTCCACTACAATACCGTCCAGGTTATGGAATCAGATCGATACTACGACTTTTATAAGTTAGTTATTGATGGACAAAGACCTAAGTATTTCTTTGGTGAGACAGCTTGGATGGATTGCCAGAGAGCAGCAGTTGACAAAGTTGGCATGTCAGGCTATAATATATTTAGGAAATAACCCCAAGTAGAAAGCAGACCCCATGCATGTATTACAGTGGATAGCTACACAAGCTGAAGATAAAGATGAAGCATATCGTAGAGTAGAAGATACTCTACAGACTATGCTAGGCGACTTTGAATCACCAACCCATACTTGGTATGATTGGTTTGTTGTTGGTGGTGGACGGTGGAACATGACCGAGGAAGACGACAACGATGAGGCCTATACTGAGGGCAAGACTAATATGATTCTTTCATATGACGAAGACCCAGAACCTTTCCTAACTCGTATCCTAAGGACTATGGAAGACCGTAAGTCAGAGTTTGACGGATATGCTAAGGATGTGGATAGCAGTATCTTAGATAAGATAATCAAAGACTATAATCCCAAAGAGTTCGACTTCCCTGCATTTCAGTCTCTTTATCCTATCAAGAAGCTAATTGATATGGCTTATGGTACTTGGGACTTCAATTCCTATTTCTATGACATGGTCAATGATACAACTACTTCAAAATATTTGTATGATTCTATTGACACAGGCAACAAAAACTGGTATCTTGTACCTGTAGACTTTCACTTCTAAGGAGACCCCAATGACAAATTATGTATCCCTAACTTGGAAAGAGTTTGAGGAACAGTTCAAGCCTATCAAGAATCACTTAGTTCCTGACCCCAACCAGCAGATGTTTGAGACCTACGGTGATGAGGTAGAGTTTGTTATTTCTCAGGTTGTAGATAGAAAGGTCTGGACCTATGCTGACGGAGACTACTGTAGCTTTGTTAGCAATGGCTATCACTATGTAAATAGGATTGGCTATTATGTTTGTGAGGTTCCTTATGACGAGGATACCGAGTATGAGATTATCACTAGCACCGAGGAAGAATGTGAGTGCTACAACGAAGATGGTTATGAAGATGGAGAGATGGGCAAAGCAGATTGCCCCAATTGCGAAGGGTATGGACTTGTCACTAAATACAATGACTAGAAACAAGAATGCAGGCCGAGAGAGGCATGTGTATGATTTGAACATTTACCAGCTGGAACAGCTTAATGGGGATGGTGAGTATGAGTACATGGGGCCATGGTATATACACATCTATGACTACTATGAAAAGAATATCACGGAGGTATCTGCTCCGATCGAATTAACACCACAAGAGACTGAAGCGCTTATCACTAATGATTCTTACTATGATGAGTTGGACGTCTGGTATGGCCTAGATGGGTTTATGTTGGAGAAGTGGAATGTAATGTCAGACAGGCTAAAGATGATTTTTGAAACCCTCCCCAAGTACCGTGACGACGTAGAAGGATATTTAGTATATAACTAAACAAGGAGTGATGCGTCGAGCCTAGCTCCGCATCATGGATAGCTGGTTAGGGGTAGCCAGGGTATCCAATCGGGGTGTCAGGACTTTTCCTACTTTCAGTCTTGACACCCCACCTAATTTTTGGTACAATGACATAGGAGAATAATAATGAGACACATAAAGCCAACAAAAGAACTGCGAGTGGCAAAGACAATGTCGGACTTGGTAAATGACCTAACGCTTGACCTTGAGCAAGTTGGAATCTACTTAGCAACCAACAATGGAATCTCGTACAGGCGTATTCAGATGATAGCTGAATCTGCTAAGCACGAGAGGGAAGAAGCTTGGAGGGAAATTTCAATTGACTAAGTTTTCGGATAAATGTGGCATCCTAGGTGAGCTATGGATGGACTACAGAGATGACGAAGAGTTCCTAGACTTCATAGAATATAATGACCTAGGACTTCCTTTGGGTTACATGATTTCTGCTGGCATAGTTCAGACAGCAACGCCTAAGGGTGAAGAGATTATCGAAGAAACGTTCGACCTATTTCTAGGTGCTATGAACATCAAGGATACTGGGTTCGACACTTTGGATGATGTTTTCGACAAGGCTTCAGAGGCAAAGGACTAAACTAAATGATCTGGCTTCGGCCAGGCATTTGGCGCACCACATCTTTGCCTATTTGTCAAGGGTATTAAGATAACGATTTGATTACGATCGATCTATATTTTTCCCTGAAATATACAAACCTTTTTACCCTATAGACATTACGATCCAAACCTAAAAAATCCCAGAAAGTTGGATATAAGGTTTGGGGGTATCAATGAATACACTGCTATACTTGATATATGAGCCCTAGAAGATACTTCCAAGTATTTAGCAATATGCCTATACCTGACTATGATAAAGATCTAGGTACTACTCTATGGTCTGCCTTTACTGCTATCAGTGGTTTTGATAAGTTATTTAGATTTACCCCGCCTACAATCACTAATGGTTTGGATAATGATAAGGCATCTACAGATCAAGATCAAGATAAATAGACATTACGATAGTCTAAAAAATTTCGGGGAATAACCAAATCATTCTGACAAATATCCCCTATATATATAACAATAACAAACCATTTATCCCTGATATCTGGATATTTTTATAGGGGTTTTTAGCTACAAATATACAAGGTTTGGAGCTATAAAGGTTTGATATTTATATGGTTTGGCTATTGACATTATGATGGTTTGAGTGTATAATGGTTTGAGAAAGATTACGATCCTTGATATTATAGGTTCCATTACACAATACTAATATCAAAACCTCTCTTCGCTATCCAAACCAATACAATCAGTAAGATCTATCTGTGGATAACTCTGTGTATAACTCTGTTAATATGTGGATAACTTGTGTATAAAAATGGGGGTATCCAAACCTCTATATGGGGGGATATGGGGCTATGGGGATATCGCCTATCATGGTTTATTATCACTAGGGATAAGTGTTATACTTAGGATATGATTGTTGATATAAATACCCCAGATTTTTCTGTAGTCCATTTCCCTAGGTCAGGTGGAAAATACTTTACTCTTAACTATTGCTCTATGAGCAATGTT